GTAACACTACGCGCCCCCCGCAAGAATGACGCGGCTACTCTCACGCTGCCAGTGCATAGGCCAGCGTGCGCGGGCGACCTGATCCATTGCGTTCCATGTGTGTTGATTGCCGGCTAGGGCTTTCATGCTTGGGCCGTACACTCCCTTACTCCAGCCTGTCCGCCACTCGCTCTGCCCTTTTGGTCGCTTGGTTCTGTCCTTCACGGACACCACGATTGGCTTGCCGGTGGCTTTTGTCTTGACGATGAAAGTGCCTTTGTAGGTCACTTGCTTACGCATGACGCGGGCTGTCACGCCTGTGGTGTGGCGGAATGACTCAGGTGTGCGTTTGCTGGCAGGCACGAGGTATATCAGGTTTGGTGCCTTCCCTGCCGCCTTCACGGTTGCGCTGATGCCGGTGTAGTTGGCCCTGAGTGCGCCTGCTTTGGTCAGGCGAGGGGCGCGGTACTTTGCCTTGGCTATGGTGACGTACCCGGCGATGGCTCGGGCAGGCATCTCGGGGACGCGGGTTTGTATCTCATTGACGGCGGCCTTGCGCACGTCTACAGCCGTCGCGTTGACTGCGCGCGCCGCCGCCCTGAGCAGGTCGTTGCGCAGTCCCTCATGCTTGGCCAGCAGGGCGCTCACATCGGCGCGGGCTGACACCACGAAGCGGCTCACGGTGTGGCCTGCTGTAGCGCGTGCGCCACTGGGGGGGATAGTTCTGCGACGGTGACGGTTATGCCTTGCTTGCGGCCTAGCCTGATGATTGCTGGCCAGTATCGCAGGGGAATAACTCCGCCTGTGCCTCCTGAGTCACGCGGGCAATACCACCGGCATACGCTTGATCGGTTTACCATGACGGCACGACGGTCGCCGGCCACGGTGATTGAGTCTGCGCGAATGGCACAGGCTACGGCTTCAGGTCCGCCCATGCGACGGACCAGGGAGTATGCCGGCTCGCAGCGTTCGTCAGTCATAGAGCATTGCATCCCCTGCCGCCGTCGTTTCGTACCTGCCCGGGAGCCGTTTGGTTATGAGTCCGAGGCGTTCGGTTCTGACGATGATGCGCATGACATCGTGAGTAGTCCAACGTGCGAGTGCGCGGCGTATGCCTGACAGGCTGCCGTTAGTTTCGACGGAGCGCAGTACGGTTCGGGTTAGGTGGCCGCCTACGGTTTGCATGGTGTGATGTTATCAGGGGTTGGTTTTGTTTGGGGTGCCGTTGGTCTGTAGTTTCGCCGTACATGTGTAGGTCGATAATGGTCTGGACGCGACGGGACTCAATGGCCGCGACCATTTCCTATTGTAGTTCATACTAATTACACACATCATAAAGCATATTTTCTCCCCTGCGTAATCTAAATCATCGAGGCCATTGGGTACCACACGCGGCCAAACCTTACTCTCCCAAGGCTTGCAGCGTGGCCGCGATAACTCACTATCGCGGCCACGTCGCGGCCACACGCGGCCAGAATCAGTCGTAAATGCTTCTGATTCTTATCCCTGTGTAAGTTCGCACCCTCGTACCTGATTCGACTGCGCGGCATTTGGATATGCTCGGGAACGCGGCTGTCAGTTGTTTGCCGAACAGTTGTACGGTTCCCGGATGGTCGCGCCCGTTGTCTCTGCACCAGTCTGACCAACGTTTATAGAGTTCTGCGACAGGCACGATTGCTAGGTTAGAGACGATGCAACAGTCGTCTACGAATTGGCTGATAGGGCTTGTCATTTCTTCAAGTTCATCAGCAAGCGGCTGCCCACTGGCTGGCTGTAGCAGTCGGCCACGGTTGCGCATACGGACAAGGCCGTCTAGCGCCCACATCAGGATGCCTGGGAGTTCTGCCTTGATGCGATCAGTAAGCCCGAAGTCCTCGGAGCCGATGAATGAGCGTGTGAACCTGAATATGATGAACCGGCTTGCGAGCGCCGCTGATGCGTCAGAGAAGGACGGGAGTTCGTTGGTAGCCACAAGGAACTTGGTCGGCAGTTTGCCGTTCCACGGTTCTTTGAATTTGCGGTCTACCGATACCGAGTCCTCGCCTGTGATTCGTAGGATGTTCTCGGTGATGCTTGCTTGGTCTGCCCGGTGAGATAGTCGGGCGTCACTGATCATGGCAATGCGCTTGCCGACCAGAGGCGCTAGGCCGAACTGTGAGCCGAGCGAGTTGAAGGACGGCGACACCTTGTTATGCCTGCCGACGATTGCTTCGATGATGCGCAGGATTGTGCCCTTGCCTGACCGTTTCGGGCCGACCAGCATGAAGGCTTTTTGCTGGTCTGTCGCGTCGGTGAGCATGTACCCGATGGCCTCGGATAGTGTGTTTATGCTCCCTTGGTCATCCGGCCAAACGCCTGCCAGAAACCGCTTCCACTCTGCCGGTTCGGGCGGGTTATCGGGAACCGGGAAGTCTAGGCTGGCCGTGATAAAGAGTTGCGGGGTTGCCGGTATGACTTCACGTGTGCTGATTCGCAGGAACCCGTTAGAGCACGGGATGATGTCGTGCGTTGGGATTGGTGTATCAGGTTGGACTATCCATGCCGGCACATCGTCAATGATCAAAAGTTGATTTGCGCATAATGCGGCTTCCAATTCCTTGACCAGAGAAACGCACGGCCTTACAGGTTCAAGGTTTCCTGACTTGTCGTATTGCAGGCACCCGTCTAGGTACTGATACAGACGGGCCTTGATTTCGTCGGCTGTCATGACCGCGTAGTAATGGCCTGCCCATTCGTACCAATCGCCGCGCCAGTAGTGCAGTGTGGCGACGTTGCCGTCGGTGTGGCACTCGGTAACGAATTGCCGCGCCGTGTTTAGCGGGGCTTTCGGGTCGATGATTGTTGGCGGCTTGCTTGCGTCTGTCTGTGTTTCAGGTTCCTTCCTGCGGACTGTAGGCCGCTCCCGTGCGGGAGGTTTCCACCCGGCATCCTTGGCAAGGCCGTAGAGTGTGGCGATGGTGACGCCGCCGCCTGACTTAAAAGAACGCCAGTGCGCTGCGACCTCGCGGTTCCCTGGGTATTTCGCTGAACGTGCCGACCATGAATCCCAGACTGACAGGCCGCCGTCGCCTAGTTCGGCGTGTAGTGCCATGCCGATGCGCAGCCATTCGTCATAGCCACAGTCGGGTGTGACGTAGGCGAGTGCGTCGTGGATTTTGTCGCCTGTCGCCTGTACCGGTTGGCGCTGCACGGGCGCGGTTTCGTCGTGGCTGGTTTTCTTAACGGTGCGCTTGAGTTTCTGGAACGTATCGGCGGGGACCTCTCGCAGCGGTCGCGGGTCACCGTAAGGCTGCCCGGTCATTGTCAGGAACTGCGCCTTGCTGAACACCTCGATGCCGAGCAGGTTTGACTTGAACGTCTCGGTCGTGCCCCGGCAGAAGATGTGAACTCCGTTTCCGCTCGGGGAATGCTCGGTATAGGAGTCGCAGGCGTCGATGATGCGTTGCGCCCGTTCGGCACGTTCGGCGGTTTCCGTTATGCCGTCTAGGTCGATGCCGACCAGACCGTCGCCGGGCAGGAGTGCGAACCCTAGCCCGGTGTAGTCGCCTGACGCGACGGCATCCGCAGCGGTCTGGTAGTCGGTCAGCGCGGCCCGGTCTGCGTCGGAGCCTTGGGTGCCGGTGCGCCGGTTGCCGCTGACGTAGTAAGGAACCTTGCGGGGTTTCTTGCCGGTCGGATTTGGTTCTAGACGCCAGACTAGCCACTGACGGAGTGATGTGAGTTCAGAGGGGAAGGTCATGCTGGCCGCCCTCGTCGAAGTCGTGAATCATGACGCCGGTCGGTATTTCGTCGTGCCTGATCCACGGGCGGTTGCCGTGTTCCTGTGTCTTGAGTACTGCAAGGCAGTCGAGACACTGCACGCAGTAGTGGACGGAGCCGTTCTTAAATGTGCGGCGAGCATAGACACGCCGCCCCTGATGTTCGCAAACATTCATGGGGTTTTCCTGATTTTAGTTTGTGAGGATATCGAGCGCGTCTTGCGTGTTCCGTGCGAACCCTGCCAGCCCGCCGTGCTGCTTTACTGCGTCAACCCATGCGTTTTGCTCCTTTGTTGGCCTGTCTTTTCCTGCCTTGACTTCGATACCGATGAATCGCCCGTCGCCGGTTAGGCCGATGATGTCAGCCGACCCGACAAGGCCGAACACGATAACGCGGGCATCGGCCAGGGTGATAGTCCGTGCATCGGCGTGAATTTTGCGGCCCTGATAGGCGGTGCCGGTGACGTTGCGCCAGACCATGCAGCCGCGTTCTGACAGTGCCAGTAAGATTTCGTTGGTTAGGCGGGTGCCGGGTGTCATAGGTACTCGCGGGCCTGCGCGTAGTCTGCCGATGCAGGTTTGCGCCCGTTGCGAGCGGCGAAAACGGAGGCGGCCCACTCGGCTGGCTTTTTCATCTGCCGGCGCTTGCCGAGTTCTACAAGGTCACGCAGCGTCCTAGCGCCGCCCTGCTCGCGTTTCTGTTCGCGCCTGACGGTGTTGGGGTCGAGTTCAACAAGCGTGCCGTCTACTACTGCCGGCGCGTCCCGTGCGCCTTCGTGAAGTTTTCCGCACGTCGGGCAGGCTGGAACGGTTGGCCGGTAGACGGTGAAGCACTGTTTGCACTGCCGGACGTTGAGCGGAGATAACTCGGCCTCGCCTCGCTTGCGTGCTTTGCGTCCTTCTAGTGTCCATTCGCGATGATCGTCTGGCCACCCGTGACGGTAGAAGTTGGCGACCTGATCTAGAATGATGCACTCGCGCTTGCCGGGTTCGCGCCGTAGTCCGCGCCCGATGGCTTGCAGGTAGACGATGACGGACGCGGTAGGTCGGAGAAATTGCACGGCCTCAATCGCCGGGATATCAAGACCCTCGATAGCGAGTTGCACGGACGTGACTACTTGAGTAGTGCCGGCTCGGAACCGGTTAAGCACGGTATCGCGTTCGGCATCGGTGTGCGTGCCGTCGATGTGTTCGGCGCGGATGCCTGCCGCGTTGTATTGCTCGCAGACGTGCTGTGAGTGTTTGACAGTGACGCAGAAAACCATGCAGCGTTTGCCGTCTGCGAATTGCCGGTAAGCGCGCACGGCATCGCCTGTTATGGTCGGGCGGTCTACAGCCTGCTCTAGTTCGTCGGTTGCGAAGTCTCCGGCCCTGATAGAAACGCCGTCCAGGGACAGCGCGCTGTCCGGTACGATTAGGAGGAAGTCGGACAGATACCCGGAGTCGATAAGCCGGCGCACTGTCGGGCCTTGCACGATGTCGGTATATCCTGCCTCGGCCAGCCCGCGCCCGTCGGTGCGTGCCGGTGTAGCGGTCAGTCCGACGACGTAGGCGTTAGGCCATGCCTTGAAAACGTCCAAGTATGACGGCGACACGCTGCGGTGTGCTTCGTCCACAATTATCAGGTCAGGCGGCTGCATACGGTCGATGCGGTTGACTACCGTATTAATGACGCCGACGTTGGCCGGTGTCAGTGACATGACTTTGCCGGCCATGACCATGCCGTGCGGAACACCCGCGTTCCAGAATGCGCGTGAGGATTGGCGGACAAGTTCACGCCGATGGCACAAGAACAGGACGCGCCTGCCGCGTGCAAGTGCGCCGCGAATCATTTCTAGGGCGAGGACTGTCTTGCCGGCTCCCGTGGGCGCTACTAAAAGAATGCGCCGATTCGATGCAAGCGACCGGCGCGCACCGTCAAGCATGGTGTGCTGATAGTCACGGAGCATGACGCCGCCCCCGACGGTTGCGACGATACAGCGCAGATTCCACGCGGCGAATCGCGCTCGCTGGCAGCGGGTCAGTCCACTGCGAAACGGCGGCGAGCGATACGCCTAGCGTGTCGGCAAGTTGCGTTAGTGTTTCGCACCCTAGTTCATCCATAGCGTCTTGTTTTGTCATTTGTTCGTGCTGCACCGTTGACATGGGGTTAAGATTGCTTAATATACGCTCCCGAGGCGGCCAGTCAACCGCCCACAACAGGAGAATCAACAATGATGACAAACGAGGAATACCACGCCGACAAGGCCATCGGAAAATCAGGGTTAGACCTGATCGCCCGCAGTCCGGCCCACTTCAGGTATGCGCCCAAACGCGAACCGACCCGCGCCATGACCATCGGCAGCGCCACGCACTGCGCCGTGCTTGAACCGCACCGCTTCACCACCGACTACGTTGTTCTGCCCGGCGTCGATGATCGCCGGAGTGCAATCTATAAGCAGGCCGTCGCTCAACGTGGTGAGGAGTCCGTGCTGACAGGTAGCGAAGGCGACCGTATCGCCGGCATGGCGTCTGCGGTGTGGGCGAACACCTACGCGGCGAAGATGTTGCAGGCCGACGGTGGAAAAGCCGAACAGTCTTTTTTCGCCACGGACCCCGTGACCGGCGTCCGCGTGAAGATTCGCCCGGACTGGCTGACCGCTGAAGGGCGTTGCCTTGACCTGAAAACCACGCAGGACGCGAGCGATACCGGGTTCGGTAAGTCGATTGTGAATTACCGGTATTTCGTGCAAGAGGCTTTTTACCGTGACGTGTACCAGTGGGCGACAGGTGAGCGTATGCCGTCGTTTGAGTTTCTGGTAGTCGAATCGGAAATGCCGCATTGCTGCACGGTTGTTGAGTTGCCTGCCGATGCCGTCGAATACGGGCGCACGCTGTACCGGCGCGACCTGAATACGTTTGCGGATTGCCTCGCCTCGGGCGTGTGGCCGGGCCTGCCGAGTGACCCGCACGTTATCGCGCTGCCGGGTTGGTTCGTGGCAGAAATTGAGAACAGTCAGGAGATTGTGTGATGGCCGACGTATCGTTTGCCCTAGAGGCGAAGTCCGATCAGTTGAACGCGCTGGATATTGTCGGCGCTGAGCCTGTTATCAGAATCCGCGAAGTGAAGGTTATTCCCGGAGCGGCAGCACAGGGCGTGTGGGTGTATTTCGACGGCGATAAAAACCGCCCGTGGAAACCGAGCAAGGGAATGCTGCGAGTGTTGGCCGGCGCGTATGGCCGCGATTCGTCGGCATGGGTAGGCAAGCGCGTGAAAATCTACTACGAATCGACGGTGAAGTATGCCGGCGCTGATGTTGGCGGTATTCGTATTCGCGCACTGTCGGATATCGACGAGCGCGGGCTTGCGTTTTCGCTGCGGATAAACCAGAAAAAGACGGAGCCGTATCACGTCCCGTTGTTGGTTATGACGGAAACGGCATACCCGGCTGACCGGTTCGATGCTGCGTTGCCGAAGATGGGCGAGAAGATGCGCGCCGGGGAAATGACGTTGCAGCAGGTGATCGCGCAGTGTCAGAAAACCGGCACGCTGACGGCAGATCAGGTGAAGCGTCTTGAAGCGTTGGCACCTGTTGAGATTGAAGAACCGCACGAGGCTGACGCGGTGTTGGCATCGGCAAAACAAGAGGATGTATTCTGACATGGCGAACTATGAAACCAACCTGACCGGCGTGATGTTCCAGAATGACAAGGCCGGCAACGAGAAGCGCCCAGACTGGAAGGGGAGCGTCGAAATTGACGGCGTGCATTACTGGTGTTCTGGCTGGTCGCGTCAATCTGCGAAAGGCCCGCTGATTTCGATGAAGTTGGAAAAGAAGGAAGCGCAATCGGCCCAGGTTGCGAAACCTGCACCAGCCGCCGCACCGGCACAGTCTGCGACGTTTGACGATGGCGCAGATATCCCGTTCTGATAAACCCTCCGCAGAAAACGCATGGCGGCCCTCCGCATGGGTCGCCTACGTTCTGTCGGGTGCTGACCGTGCGGAGCGCGTGGCGTTACTTGCTGACGTGCCGGAAGGTATGCGTGACGCTGTGCGGAATGCGGTTCTGCGTGAGTTTATCAGACGAACGGCATAGCGTGCGGGCGATTGTCTGCTAGGATACGCAAACTATAACAACGGAGAGTAACCATGCGGTCTGAAGTCGTTACTGTCTCGCCTGAATTGGCGCGGATCTATCTGGAAGGAAATACAAGCAACAGGAACATTCGCGAATCGCGGGTGAAGATGCTTTCGGAAGTAATTACACGCGGTGAGTGGATTACCACACACCAAGGGATTGCCATATCGTCAAACGGTCGGTTGCTTGACGGTCAGCACAGGCTGCTTGCCATCGTGAAGGCCGGCAAGTCGGTTGACGTTATGGTCACCACTGGCGCTGATGAATCGTCATTCTCGGCAATCGACCTGCACGACAAGCGCCGCATAAGCGACGCGCTTTGTATGCCAAAGCACCTGACGGAGTGCGCGAAGTTCGTGCTGGACTTCCTCGCCATTAAGCCGGTGACAACCGGAGACGTGCAGGCTGTTTGTGAGCATATCGCGGACGATGTTGAGTTCATCGTCACCGCCTGCAATTCCAGGCGTAAGCATTTCACGTCCACACCGTTTCGCGTTGCGGCTGTTACACAGATTCGCATGGACGCGAAGAACCGGCAGCAGATTGCCAACTCTTACCAGCGGCTCGCGCTTTGCCACAGTGAAGCATTTACGCCGATAGAGCACTCGATATATCGTCAGTCCGCAGCAGGAAAAATGAGCAACGCAGGCGGCGCTGGTCGTTTCCTTACTTTCTGCCGGGCGTTTAGTGTTTTCGACCAGTCGAAGCGAGACGAAA